TAGTTCTTGACATGGGCGACAAATTCGCTACAATGTCTGGCTACTCACGGCCTGATGAAGCACTCAAGGCGAATGCCATCTATGCTAGGATGATTGCCAAGCAGTATGGTTGTGCTGTATTCTATATGTCACAGTTGAGTGCAGAGGCAGAGGGTAAGACGATACTAAACCAGAGTATGATGGAAGGTTCACGTACAGGCAAGGCAGCAGAGGCAGACCTCATGGTGCTGATTGCCAAGAACCCACAGGTTGATGGGCAGGACGAGGAAGACACACAGCGTCACCTGTGCGTAGTCAAGAACAAATTGACTGGCTGGCATGGCAGGGTACACTGTGAACTTAACTATACAATAGGCAGATATGAGGTATGACTCTAATGTATACAAAAGAAACTCTGCACGAGTTAGAAGAAGACATTGAGTATTATAAACAGCAGTCTCTCGAACTGCAGAAGTCGTGTTGGCACAAGGATCGTTACAGTAATAGTGCTGACAGGAATGTTAGACGACTGAGGAAACTCAGAAAACTTTTAGAACTAGGCTTAGAGGTTGAGACTTACGGCCAGAAGAACTTTGGTCTAGTGCTTGTGAACAAAAAATTTGTTGTGTCGCTTCTTGAAAATAACTGGCGACTACTACACAAAAATGTCTGGTATAGGCATAAAGCAGATATCGAGCATTTTGTGAACAACTACATAAGAGGAGATAAATATGAAGCTGACACTTGACGTAGAGAATACTGTCACACAGCGTGACGGCAAGATGCACCTTGATCCATTCGAGTCTGGTAACAGCCTGACTATGGTTGGTATGCTTAATGACAGAGGTGAAGAATGGCTGGTTACGTTTGACCATGCAGACGAACATGCTACCCCAATGGGGCATGAAGGTGTGCAGGAATGGCTGGATGAAACTACTGTCCTGATCTGTCACAATGCTGCCTATGATTTGCTGTGGCTGTGGGAGTCGGGCTTCAAGTATGATGGGCCAGTCTTTGATACAATGCTGGCAGAGTATGTGCTACAGCGAGGTGTCAAGGAACCCCTGTCCCTTGAAGCATGTGCTGAAAGATATTCCTTGGATACGAGGAAGCAGGACACTCTGAAAGAATACTTCAAGAAAGGTTACAGTACACGTACCATTCCTCATTCTGAACTGTCAGAGTATCTGTCTGCTGATCTACGTGCTACACAGCAACTGGCAGACAAGCTGATGCTTCGTCTGAATAGTCAGGACGATGCTGGCTTGCGTGGTACAGTTGACCTTACTAATCAGGTTGCTACATGTCTGGCACGTATCTATCAGCGTGGCTTTGCAGTTGACCTGTCAAAGCTGGACGAAGTGCGCCAGGAATTTGAGCAAGAGAAGCAGGAACTTATGGAAAGCCTACAGTCACAGGTTCGTGAACTGATGGGTGACACGCCCATTAATCTCAACAGCCCAGAGCAACTGTCATGGGTAATCTACAGCCGCAAGGTAAAAGATAAGAACCTGTGGTCTAACACGATACATCCCTACATGCGCGACACACCCTTCAAGGACTTGGTGCGTAGCCAGACAGAGTACCTGTATAAGACAGAGGCAGTGCAGTGCAGTGACTGTAAAGGCACAGGTTACATTCGTAAGGTGAAGAAGGATGGCACACCCTTTGCCAAGCCTAACAAGTGCATCACCTGTGCAGCCAGTGGCTTCCTGTTCAAGCCAACTAAAACAGTGGCTGGTCTAAAGTTTACACCACCCAATGCCAAGTGGGCTAGTGCAGGTGGTTTTAGCACAAGCAAGAACAACCTTGAGATTCTTGAGAAGGCAGCTAAGAGTAAGGGAATGGACGACGCTGTATCATTTCTGCGTGATATTCGCAGACTATCTGCTGTGGAGACTTACCTGTCATCCTTTGTCGATGGCATCCGTGTCCACACGAAGCAGGATGGCAAGTTGCATGTCAGACTATTGCAACATAGGACTGCCACTGGACGCCTGTCAGGTGCAGACCCTAACATGCAGAACATGCCACGTGGTGGTACGTTTCCTGTCAAGAAGGTGTTTGTATCTCGCTGGCCCAATGGCAAGGTATTGGAAGCAGACTTTGCACAGCTTGAGTTTCGTGCGGCTGCATTCCTGTCACAAGATGGAGTAGCTATTGAAGAAGTATCTACTGGATTTGATGTACACGCATACACCGCTAAAGTTATTACCGATGCTGGTCAACCTACGGATAGACAGACAGCGAAGGCGCATACATTCGCGCCGTTATATGGAGCAACGGGATTCGGCAGAACGCCAGCAGAAGCAGAATACTACACGCACTTTACGGAGAAGTATCAAGGCATCGCAGATTGGCATACCCGACTGGCTAAAGAGGCTTTAACTACAGAGATGATTACTACACCCTCTGGTCGGCAGTTTAAGTTTGATGGTGTCCAGCGTCTTGAGAGTGGCAAGGTTACTAACTTTACGCAGATCAAGAATTATCCCGTGCAGTCATTTGCTACGGCAGACATTGTGCCTATTGCCCTGCTTCACATTGAGAAGCTACTGATGGGTATGCAGTCTTGTGTAGTCAACACTGTGCATGACAGTATCGTCATTGACGTACACCCAGATGAAGAACGTCAGGTGATTGACATTATCAGTAAAACTAATGATGATCTTCCTGGTTTAATTACAATGAGATGGGGCATAGTCTTTAATGTACCACTCGAACTTGAAGCCAAAATAGGTGAAAATTGGCTTGACACAAAAGACGTAGTGTGATAAAACTACGGTTCTATTTTCTACGAAAGGAGCAAATATAAATGAGTGAACTCGCAGTAATTGATTCCAACAACTATGCAGCTATGGCACAAATGCTAGGCATGGCTGCAGATACAGGTGAGAGCAAGAGTAGCCTTGCCCGTATCAAGATTCACAGTCAGCCCATCAAGGGTAAGGCAGAGATTAATGGCAAGATGATGAATGTCGATATTGTGTCGGCTGGTTCATTCTTCTTGGCAAACATCGAAGGCAAGACTGTGTATGCTGAGCAGATCAGGATGCGCCTGTTCATGCAGAGGTTTCTGTACCAGAAGTATGATCCGGTCAACAAGAACTATGTGAAGACAGTCATGGCAGAGAATCTGGACATTGACCTCAAGGACAACCAAGGCAACTTCAACTGTGGTAAACCTTCTGGTTACATTAAGGACTTCGATGCTTTGTCTGACGACATGCAGACTCTCATTCGTTCTATCAAGCGTACACGTTCTATGTACGGGACTGTTACCTTTGTAGATGCGAAGGATGAAGAAGGCAATCCTGCTGAACTTGTGGACACACCCTTTGTGTTTGACGTGGCAGTAAAGGAAGGCTACAAAAACTTTGGTGATGTGTCAAACAAGTTTGCGCAGCATCGTCGTCTTCCCATCATGCACGACATCATTGTGTCTACGGCTGAACGTAAAGGCCCGAATGGCCCATACTATGTGCCAGTCTGTGAAGCAGACCTTGACACAATCCACGAGATTACGGAAGCAGATCAACAGCTACTCAGGGACTTCCAAGCTGTGGTCGAAAATCATAATCGCAGGGTGCTGTCCGATTGGGACGAGAAGCATGTTCAGAAGGCTACGCAAGAAGAGAAAGAACTTGCTGAATCTTTTGTTGATGTTGATGTTGAAGAGGTAGAATGATATGAATCACCCAGCTGAACTGGCGTTGCATAAGTATATGGATGACGCTGCCAATGGTAAGTCAACCATGTCCCAAGAGACAATCAAACAGATTGGTTTGGATGTCATGGGTGCGCTTGCACGTCAGTTTGGCGGGGCAGACAAGCGAGACTTCAGGCTACGTATGTCGAACATTGGTAGGCCCACTTGCCAGCTATGGTTCGAGAAGAACAAGCCTGAGACAGCACTGCCTCGTCCAACCACATTTGTCATGAACATGATGCTTGGAGATATTGTGGAAGCAGTATTCAAAGGGCTACTGAAAGAAGCAGGAGTGGAGTATGGTGATTCGGAAAGTGTATCTCTGGATATCGGAGAGCATACAATTAATGGAACATATGACCTTACTATTGATGGTGCTGTTGATGATGTCAAGTCAGCATCTGATTGGTCTTATCGTAACAAGTTTGCATCGTTTGAAACACTACATAGTGGAGATGCTTTCGGTTATGTGGGGCAGTTGGTCGGCTATGCTACAGCTACTGGACTAAAACCTGGTGGTTGGTGGGTAGTCAATAAAGCAAATGGTAGCTTTAAGTATGTTCCAGCTACAGGTGTAGACACTGAAAAAGAAATGATGAAGATCATGAAGACAGTGAAGACTGTTGATGACAATAAGTTTCAGCGTTGCTTTGAACCTGTAGAAGAAACATTCAGAGGCAAGCCGACTGGTAACAAAGTCCTAGCCAAAGAGTGTTCGTTCTGTGACTATCGCAAAGCATGTTGGCCTAACATGAAAGAGTTGCCAGCAGTGAAGTCACAGGCAAAGGAACCAAAGATTGTTTCGTATGTCGAACTAGCGGATGAATACAGCAGTGCATAATGCGAAACGATTCAGGGCAGCACGTAAGTTAGGATTTCGTAGTGGCCTTGAGCATAAGATTTCTGAGTATCTTGTAGGACTTAAGATAAAGTTTGACTATGAGTCCATTAAGATCGAATGGGAAGACCTTGCTTACAGGACATATACACCTGACTTCGTGCTTGCCAATGGTATCATCATTGAGACAAAGGGAATGTTTACAGCAGCAGACAGACGCAAGCACTTAGCAATCAAGCGTCAGCATCCTAACCTAGACATTCGCTTTGTCTTTGAGAACAGCAGACGAAAGCTACGCAAGGGGGCGAAGTCAACCTACGGTGAGTGGTGTATCAAGTATGGGTTTAGGTACTATGACAGGATCATTCCCGAAGATTGGCTAAAAGAGAAGGGGAAAAACAAGCATCCAAAGTTTATTAAATTTGCAGGAACTAAAGTAAAAAGGAGTAAAAAATGACAGAGGAAAACAACACAGAAGAACACGTAAGTGAAGAGGACTTTCTCATTCGTGTTCGTCCGGTAAAAACGGATACTGGTAGGTATACCGGAGAAGCAAATTTCTCTGTCATCAGTAGCCAGAACCATGATATACCTGTTGACTTGTATCAAGATATGGAGTATATAGTTAAGTGTATGTTGTCTACTATACCTTTGATGGAACATGATGACAACTTCCGTGACTTCGTTGCACATTACGTAGACAGCTACTTTACGTATGAGTTTGATGAAAGGGAAGAGGTTCCATTGATTGAAGATGTAGATGGAAATGTAATTACTATCAACTTTAACACGAACACGAAAGGTAGTGCATAATGAGACACGAGACTTACATGAAAGAAAAAATGATGGAAGAGATACAGAATACTGCCAATCGTATAAGCGACAAGCTGGATATGGTAAATAGTCCACCCCATTACAACAAGACTGGCGTTGAGTGTATTGATGCCATTCGTGCTGCAACAGGTGATGGCTATGAGTATTATCTGCAAGGCAATATCATGAAGTACCTGTGGCGTTATCGCTACAAGAATGGTACAGAAGATTTGAAGAAAGCGAGATGGTATCTGAATAAGCTGATCGAAGAGGTTGAAGGGTTTTATGATGAGAGTTAAAGTATTCATAACCCTTGACATTGATCCAGAAGAGTATCCAGTACCAGCAGACGAGAACGTGTCGCAGGACATACAAGACAGTATTGAAGAATACTTTTACGAAGTAGAGGGTGCAAACATACGTAACATTAAAGCAATTATGGAGTGACAATATGAACAATTACTTACCAACAGACTATCAAAACTTTATCGCCCTCTCACGGTATGCCCGATGGAAAGAGGACGAGCAACGAAGGGAGACATGGGGTGAAACAGTCGCACGATACTTTGATTACATTACTAAGCATCTGGTCACTAAGCATGATTATCAGCTTCCTGATTCACTGAGGGGTGAACTGGAACAGGCTGTGCTTAATCAGGACATCATGCCTAGCATGAGAGCATTGATGACGGCTGGCCCTGCGCTGGATCGTTGTCATGTCGGTGGCTACAATTGCTCCTACGTACCTGTGGACAATCCTCGTGCATTCGATGAGACAATGTATATTCTCATGTGTGGCACGGGTGTAGGCTTCTCTGTGGAGAGGCATCACACAGACAAGCTGCCTATTGTGAATGAACACTTTGAGAACAGCGACACTATAGTCAAGGTAGGTGACTCTCGTCCTGGTTGGGCAAGGGCATTGCGTGAACTTATCTCTCTGCTCTATGCGGGTCAGGTACCCCAATGGGACACTAGTGAAGTACGCCCTGCTGGCGCACGTCTCAAGACCTTTGGTGGTAGGGCTAGTGGCCCAGCCCCACTGGAAGAACTGTTTCAGTTCACAGTGGATATGTTCAAGAAGGCAGCAGGTCGTCGCCTGTACCCTATTGAATGTCATGACTTGATGTGCAAGATTGGTGAAGTTGTTGTCGTCGGGGGCGTCAGACGCAGCGCACTTATCTCACTGTCTAACCTCAACGATGACCAGATGCGTCATGCCAAAGCAGGTCAGTGGTGGGAGAATGAAGGGCAACGTGCGCTGGCTAACAACAGCGTTGCCTACAAAGAAAAGCCACAGATGGGTACATTCATGCGTGAGTGGCTTGCCTTGTACGAGAGTAAGTCAGGTGAACGTGGCATCTTCAATCGTCAGGCTGCAAAGAAGCAAGCATCCCTGAATGGACGGCGTGACCATGAACAGGACTTTGGGTGCAACCCTTGCAGTGAAATCATCCTGCGTCCGTATCAGTTCTGTAACTTGTCTGAGGTTGTTGTACGTGCATCTGACACGCAGCAGTCACTGACAGAGAAGGTTCGCCTTGCCACTATTCTTGGCACGTTCCAGTCTACACTGACTGACTTCAAGTATCTGCGTAAGATATGGAAGAACAACACAGAGGAAGAACGTCTGCTTGGTGTGTCACTGACTGGCATTATGGACAATGCTATGATGTCGGGTAAGTCTGCCCATCTTGGCATGAACATTGGTGCTACACTCAATGCACTCAAGGAACAAGCCATTGAGACTAACGCATCTATGTCACAGCAGCTTGGCATTCCACAGTCAGCAGCCATCACCTGTGTGAAGCCGTCTGGTACAGTGTCACAGCTTGTTGACAGTGCGTCGGGCATCCATGCTCGTCACAATCCGTACTACATTCGGACAGTGCGTGGCGATAACAAAGACCCATTGACGCAGTTCATGGTCAGTGTCGGCATTCCAGCGGAACCAGATGTCATGAAGCCAGACAGCACGACAGTGTTCAGCTTCCCCATGAAGTCTCCGCAGGGTGCAGTTACACGGTTCGATATGTCTGCCATTGAGCAACTTGAACTGTGGCTTCTGTACCAGCGTCATTGGTGTGAACACAAGCCGTCTGTCACTATCTCTGTGAAAGAGGAAGAGTGGATGGAAGTTGGTTCATGGGTGTACGAACACTTTGATGAAGTGTCAGGTATCAGCTTCCTGCCATTCAGTGAGCATACATATAAGCAAGCACCATATCAGGACTGCACAGTCGAAGAGTATGGTGAAATGCTCAAGCGTATGCCAGCAGCTATTGACTGGACGTGGTTGCAAGACTATGAGAAGGAAGACACTACGTCAGGTGGACGTGAACTAGCGTGTACTGCTGGCGTCTGTGAGGTAGTTGACATTGCCGCAGCCTGACCATTGCAAGGGCTGTAAGCACCTCTGGACAGGCGGTACTAAAGGTAAGTGGTGCTGCCTGTTCGGGAGACTTGCAAAGAAGGCGGTCGGTCACTGTAAACTGAAAGGTGGTAAAGTCAACCATCCGGCAATCCCGGATAGTTCAACCAGAATGAACGGAGGAGAAAACAAATGAGTTATTGTAGATGGAGTACACCAATCCCGGAACTGACACCTGATGTGGATGTGTCCTTTGACAAGATGATGGAACTGTACGAGAAGGGTGGCTACAAACTATGGGCAAAGCATCTTGAAGATAACAAGGTGATTAGGTCCGATGCCTATGTCTATGAAGCTGAAACCGGATTTGTTTGTCATTGGGTTTATGAAGAAATCCAAGACGAAAGGTTTGATACACCGGAAGAGATGGCTGAGTACCTGATTGAAATGCGAGATAAAGGTTTACATGTGCCAAAAGATGCAATACAGATGTTGATTGAGGAAGCGAAACCAGCAGGATTATCGTCCATGTGTAATGGGCGATAGGGCATGACTGACTATGCTGCGTAGGGTCGTCATGTCTGAGCAGGAGGTACCTGCATAGAAACGGCAGCTATCCCTATGTTGGATGTCGGCATAGGGCGATATATCAAATCCCTTCTACGTATACGGTGG